TGCCAGAAGTTCCACGAATCCAAGGTAAGTCAGCCGACCGTTGTATGCACGGAGTTCATCGAGAATCCGCATCGGAGATTCCACTTTTCCTTTTGTCTTTGGCGTGGCGGCAATACATGGCTGGACAGGGTGTCCGATTCAATCAGTGCGTAGGTAAAGCGCGTGACATTTTCATTTCGCACGCCTTCCCCATCGACCGGGTTAAAGCGGATCCATGCCCCGGCCTCTTTCTTACAGTCTCCAATGGTCGCACCGATATCATCCGGATGCTTCCGAAGAGAACTAAGAAGCTCGTCCCGGGTCCGGTCATAGACGCCCTTGGAGGGCACCCATTTTTTGTCCTCATTCTGCCAGACATCACCCGTCACATAGGCGACGTGATCCTCCGGATCAAATAGCAGCGTAAGGTAATCGATAAGATTCTGCACCGGATTCCATGTTTCCGGAGGGAAGCCCGTAAAGGCATCCTCCCCGTCATATTCGATCGTGTCATTCCAATTCATGCATCCGTCCTCACCCGTGTAGGGTGTCCAGCCCCGATCTTTCGCCATCTGAATGATGGTTCCGGCCTTCACCGGCTTCGAATTTCCGCGAAAGCCATCCCACTTCTTCTGGCACTCGCCCGGATGGTAGCGACTATCGTTCTGGCTCCAGTCGTCCCAGACCGAGCAAGGAAATCCTTCTTCCTTTAGCGCCATGCCGACGGAAATCCAGTCGGAACGGGACAGCTCCGCCACATTGATTGCTGACAGCGCAGACAAAATGTTCTGATCCATAGCTCCTCTCCTTTAGTTGAATGGAAGATCGCATACCAGAGCCAGAGGTTGCAAAGAGCGAGGTGCGGAAACTGATGCATGCGGGCACAGAGGTTCCCGGATGCTGCGTGGTTTCGGATACCAGTTTTTCGTTGAAGTAAGAAAGGAGACAAGATGTTAAACATTCATAAACAGGATTTTCGACTATATCTATTGAGCGTCATATATTTAAACGCACAGTTTTTTTATATCGTTTTCTCTTCTGTAAGTCATATCGATTTGCTCATCTATTCATTCAGCATTTACAATTTACCCCCATATTTAAAAATTACTGGATTCTCGTAAAAAAGGACTGGATATATCTGGATTTCTGAGATATGGTTTAGACCAAGCAGAAAATTGAAGTTGACCAGAAAGGCGAGGTAAAATATGAAAATAGATGAATTGGATCCCTTCAGCTATAGCATGGAGGATTCAGAAAAACTGGTTGCTTATAGTTTGCTGGACGATCTCAAAAAATCGAATCCTGAAAGGGCGCGAGAAGAAATCGAATCTATCATTTATGCTGACAATGGTGTTTTTCATATCAAGAGCAAAAATCTCGCTCCCTTGATCGACCAGATCGTTGATAGCGATTATGGAAAACTTTTTCAAAGTGCAAGCAATGGCAAGACCCAATTCTCCAGAATCGTGAGAAAAATCCAAACGCGCTCCAAGGGGAAAACAATAGTGGCAGATATGAGTTATGGCTTTTTATATTTTCTCCGGGACTGCTTTACTGCGCTTCACTAACATATAGTCGAATCTGAAAAATTATGATTTTGCAAATGGAGAAAAGAAAATGGATTTGCTTTCAAAGGATGATTTCCTGAAACTTATTGATGAAGGTCAGAACGTTTTTGGTCACTTCTCTGACCCTGTAAGGATCGGAGACGGTGCCTCCAACGATATGATATGCATGTCTGTCGAACAATATGACAAACTGAATAAAGACTTGGATTCGGCAGCTGTTTCTGACATCCGATATTATGTCTTAGAACTCAGCATGCCAGTGGAAATTCGTGATCAGCTTGAAGATTTAGCCAGAAAGCTAGAAATGACGATGGATGAGCTTTTTGCTGCATCCTTAAAGAACTTCATTGATTATGTTAACGAATGCCAGGCAAAAAACGTGCCACTGGAGCACTTGTTTCCTGAAGAATCATCAGATTCTGACGAGATCAAAGTAATCAGATGCTTTCCGGTACACCGTGGCGAAACGCAGGCGCAGGCCAGAAAAAATGCACTACAAAGCAAGCATGAATAATATAAAAGGAGAGCCGGACGCATCCAGCTCTCCCAAGATATGCTCCAAAGAATCGTACCCGATTCTTTATATTGTGTATAATTATTTTAGAGGATGATTCATGCATCCTCTTTTCTGACAATTTCTAATCTGTCATCATAAATAATGATGCGATCTACAATTTTATTGAATTCATCCTTCTTTTGATTAAATGCATCTACTCCGTTCCATTCCCAGCCAAGTGCAGTGCTAATTTCTCGAAACAATTTTTTCTCTTTAATATTTCGACCCTTGCATCCCTTTCCCCGTTTTCCTTTGAGCCGGTCCCTGCATCCCCAGAAATAAATCTCCCTGTTTCCAGCATTTGTTCTCCTGTAGGGTGAGCCGCATTTTCCACAGAACAGCTTCCCATAAAGGAAATGGCTATGACCAGTAGCAATGCGAAACCCCTTTTTCTGATTTTCTTTTCTTCTTTGAAATTCAGCCTGAACTTTATTCCATGTATCCCTATCAATTATTGCTTCATGTCCGTCCGTCACATAATATGAATCATATTCCACATTTGGATCTGGCCTGTGCGTCAGATAATTACATGGTGGATTCTTCTGTAGAAGTTTGTCACCCACATAGGTTTCATTTTTTAATATATACCTCATGGCTCCATCTCTAATTCTTTTTCCATGCAGGCCTCTGCCGCCAGCTTTTTCAATTTCTTCAGAGATCTGTTCAAACGTACATCCTTTTAGAAATAAATCATAGATCATTTTCACAATCCATGCGTCTTCATTTGGCACTGCTTTCCCATTGATATTGCTATACCCGAGTATTTGATTATTCGGAATCTTGTATTCTCCATTTTCAAATTTCTTTTGGCAAACCCAATGCTCATTCCGGGATATGGACTCGCTCTCGCTCTGCGCGATCGTTGCCATCATACCGAACATCAGGAAAGCCGAAGGATCTGCGGTGAAAATTCCTTCCTTCTCAAATTTTATTTCAACCCCATTTCCATGCAGCATCTGCACGTATCTCGTGCAGTCCAGAAGGTTTCGGGAAAATCGCGAAATGCTCTTACACAGGATCAGGTCAATTTTTCCATCAAGTGCATCTGAGATCATCCTCTGGAATTCTGGGCGTTTCTTAGCGTTCGTTCCACTGATGCCTCGGTCAGCATAGATCCCGGCGAATTCCCATTCTGGATTATTGTGGATAAACTCGTTATAATACTTCGTCTGCATTTCAAAACTATCTGCCTGATCGGCACGTGCTGTGCTAACCCGGCAATAGGCAGCCACTCTCTTTTTTCCTCTTGTTTCCCGCTTCGAAGGGATATAAGTTATTTTTTTCATACTGCTATTCTCCTTCGCAATAAAAAAGAGAGAGGTTGTTACTCCTCTCTCTGAAAGTTCCATCTGGTCACGATAACTAATAATCTATGAATTTTTAAGCCGTCCAACTAATCTCCTTGTATTTTCTGAATCACTTCTAGTGCTCCTTAGGTAGTAACATATTCACTCTTAATGGCAGAAATAGCAACAAATAATAAAAATACGATGTGATTAATTACTCCTTGTTTTCTGCTTCGTCCCTTTCACGTGATACAAAATAAAAGATGCTTTTTACTGTTCTCTATCGCCCTTCCATGTAATTCTCAGCAGGTCCGGATAGACCGTAATTTTGACAACATACTTCTGAAACATGTCTGGATTAATAGTTTCAGCTACGTTCCATCTCAAGCGAAACTCCATATTAATGAATGAAAGAAGGTCTTTCTCAGAAACCGTTCTGTTCTTACATCCATTACCTTGTTTACCTTTTCTGCGTTCCTTACAGCACCACCTCTTATGCGTGTTTTCTCCGCTCCCAGAATTTCTTCTTTGATACAGGGCACCGCAATTTCCACAGTATACTTTGCCATAGAGAAAGTGACTTTTTCCGGGTAAAAAATAAATCCCGACTTTCCGCTCCACCTTCCGTTCTTTCAATTTCTTCTGCACTTGATTCCACGTCTCGCGGTCAATGATCGCCGGATGGCCATCTGTCACATAGTAGGAAGCATGTTCAATGGAATTATCAGGCTTGTGTGTCAGAAAATTTTTAGGAGCCCGTTTCTGCAGATATTTATCACCCACAAAGGTCTCGTTCATCAGAATCCCTCTCACGGTATCTGCCGTCAAGGGCCTTCCAGTCACGCTGTGGCCGCCGGCTTCGTTCACCGCTGCCGCGATGGCGGGATAACTATGGCCCGCGAGAAACATCTCAAAAATTTTCCGGACGATCCAGGCATCATCGTTAATATAGATCGTTCCGTCATGTTTTGTGCCATAGCCAAGGATCCTGCTGTTTCCGAGGCTGTACTCTCCCTTTTCAAATCGATTCTGGCAAGACCACCGTATATTTCTAGAAATAGATTCACTCTCACTTTGTGCAATCGTCGCCATAATGCCAAACACCATAAATGCATTCGGATCATTGGTCGAGATCCCCTCTTTTTCAAATCGAATCTCAATGCCGGCTTTCTGCATTTTCTGCATATATTCTACGCAGTCAAGGAGATTCCGAGAAAATCTCGAAATGCTCTTACACAAGATAATATCGATCTTTCCATCAAGTGCATCTGCGATCATCCTCTGAAATTCCGGGCGTTTCTTGGCGTCTGTTCCGCTGATACCCCGGTCTGCATAGATCCCAACAAATTCCCAGTCAGGATTGTTATGAATGAATTCGTCGTAATATTTTGTCTGCATTTCAAAGCTATCCGCCTGATCATCGCGTTCTGTGCTGACTCGGCAATAGGCTGCAACACGCTTCTTCTCATGTCCTGTTTTGTTTGAAGAGATATGTTTTACTTTCTCCATTATTTCTCATCTTTACTGACTGGTGCATTTTTTATCTTCGCTTTTAGGAATTAATTCCAGTTTTACTTTCAGTTCAAATCCCAGCCCATCGGCAAACCGTTTAATCCAGCCCAGAGATGGCACCCTTTTTCCAGTTTAAATGAGACTGATATCGGCTTTTCTAAATTCCTTTATCTCCGATTGCTTCACACCTGCACTTTTACGAGCATTAATTAAAGCAAGAACAATATCATAGAATTCAGGCTGAACCACATCATATTTTGCCTTCACTTCTGGATTCAGAAACGGGTCTTTGTTTTTGTAATGATAGTAGATATGGTTTACTCATATGCTTCCTCTTTTCTCTGGATTATTTAGTAAATATATTTCTCTACTTCCAATCATTATTGATTATGATTTTTCTGGTGTGCTTTCCGCCTGAGCCCTCTTTTCCTTCTCCCTCTGCTTATAATTTTCAAAACTCTTTTTATCGGCTATGGCCAGTTTTTCCGGATCATCCTTGACCGGATCAATGTTGGTTGGTACTGTCGTATCGAAACCGCAACGCCAGTGAATGGTCATCGTTCTGGTCTGCTTATCTTTGTGCAGGCCGAAGTCGATGTGGTCGATCAGATCATCTGCCCAGTAGTACTCCACTTTCTGGAAGTTCTCACCGATTTCCTTCATAAACAGTTCTGCGGCTTCTTTTTCTTGCTTCGTTCCGTTCTTCGCAATTCCATTCAATTTTTCCCAGCTCATGTTGTGATAAGCCGCAAGGATGGCATCCTTCACGTATTTGGAAAAAATGAGAAAGTTGTGATCCGGGCATACCCAGCCACGGCTCTGCTTGTAAACAAGGACCTTCTTCTGGATCATCGGTTTTCCACAGTAGGGGCAGCGGAGTTTATCGCCCAGTGGATAGGTGTCATATCCGTTCTGCCTTTTATTTCGGCAGGCGAGGATCTTCTGAACCCGATTAAACTGCTTTCTTGAAACGATTGCTGGATGATGATCCCGAATACAGTACATAGGAACCTCTTCACCATCATTCCTTACAAAGGCGTGTGTCAGATGATCTGTTGTAACATATCTCTGCTGAATAAGGTCTCCACAGTACTTGTCATTGATCAGAACAGACCGAACAAGATTGGCATTCCAGTGTGTTCTTCCGAGTGGTGTAAGGATACCGCGCCGATCGAGCTCTTTTCCGACCTTACCCGTTGACGCTTCTTTTTCATATAAATCAAAAATCAGACGGATGACTTTCGCTTCTTCCTCCACAATGATGTAAGTCTCGCCGGTATTAAAATTCTTCCGATAGCCATAAATGTGTGCCCAACGTTCCTGTCCCTCTTCAAAGCGCTTTCGTACACCCCAGGTGATGTTCGCGCTGATGGATCTCGACTCTTCCTGGGCAAAAGCGGCAAGAACTGTAAGCAGCATCTCAGAATAGGAACTTCCTGTATCGATATTCTCCTTCTCGAACAAGATGGTCGTTCCAATATCCTTTAGATGCCGGACATAGGCAATACAGTCGAGCGTGTTCCGGGCGAAACGGCTGATTGACTTTGTGATGATCCGGTCGATTTTTCCATCCTCGGCGTCCTTGATCATCTTCTGGAATCCGGGACGAGCCTCCGCCTTAGTGCCGGTAATACCCTCATCGGAATAAACACCGGCAAATTCCCAATCCGGATTCTCACTGATTTTTTTCTGATAAACTTCGACCTGTGTTTCAAAGCTCATCTCCTGCTGGTCACTGTCTGTACTGACCCGGCAATAGGCTGCCACCCGGATCTTGTCTTTAGCCTCTCTATCATGTTCTTTTTCAACTGAATTCCTCCGCTGATTACGCGGTCTTTTGATCTGAATGTTCTCCATGTGCCTTTCTCCAGTTTTTTGGTGTATACAGGGCATGACTTTTTACCAGCTCCTGCACCGCATCAAAATCTTCCTTGCTGATAAATTTCTCATGATGGTCGTCGATTATGAACTGACCCTTCATACCATGATTTTCTCTTCGGACTTTTCCCTTTTTTCGATCCATTACATCCACCGTTTTGTTGCTGATGTAGACCCCGGTGTAATAAGGATTAACAAGAAGATACTGCAGGGTGGATTGGATCCATTTCCGTCCGGTCCCATCCCTGTCCTCCATTGCCTGCAGGGCTTCCCGAATTTCCGTGTAATTGTGGCGGTCCAGTGCCATCTGAAATGCGGTCCGTACCCGCTCCGCTTCTGGTTCATAAATTACCCAGGTATGATCTTTCTTCTCCCGATAGCCATAGGTGACCGCTCCGTAGGGCTTCCCCTTTTTCAGTCTTTCTTTCCGTCCCCAGTTCAGGTTCCCGGCCATTGACCGGCTCTCTTCCTCAGCGATTGTTGCCATGATACCGAGGATCAGCTCGGTCTTCTGATCTGCCGTGTCCAGACCTTCCTTTTCGAAGAGGACCCTGACATGGAGCTTCTTCAGTTCCCTGAGGGAATCAAGAACATCTGCAATATTCCTTCCAAAGCGGGAGATGCTCTTGACATAAATCTGGTCTATCTTTCCTGCCCGGCAGTCCTGCATCATGTGCTGGAATTCGTTCCTTCCTTTCACCTCTGTTCCACTCCGTCCCAGATCGCCGTAAACACCAACCAGCGTAAGGTCCGGATTGCTCTCGATCTTCTTTCGATAGGTTTCCATCTGCAGGTCAAAGGAATCTTCCTGCAGCTCCTGCGCTGTGGATACCCGGCAGTAGGCGGCAGCGCGGATCTTCGGCTTTTCTGCTGTAATCTTTTTCACGGTTTTCCGATGTTCGATTTTCTGAATCATTGCGCTTCCTCCTTTGGTAGTGACATGTTCCCTCTGAGGGGCCCTAATAGCAACGCATTATAATAAGAAAGAACGTAGATTATCCGGCCAGATAAGGCGGCCTTATTTGTGGATGTTAGCAACGAACCCTGCTCTTGTTTTTTTAAGAAGGCCAATAAAAAATCCCCGGAGTACTGCCTCCGAGGATGCACACAAAAGATCCTGTTTACGTTGAATCATTAAAACGAAACAGATACAATATAAAAAGACAATTCTCCCGTCCTTATTTGGATAAAACTTGTAATACAGGAGTTAAGTTTTAATGAGTACAACGACAAAGCCAATAAAATCAGCTGCAGAGCTGGTTGCTCATATGCAAAAGAAAGGAATCACATTTGATATTGTTTCTCCCGAAGATGCTGCACTTTACATGGAGAACAATAATAACTACTTTCGTGTGGCTTCCTATCGAAAGAACTACAATAAGCAGCTCGACTCAAATCAGGAACCGATGGATAAGTATGTAAACCTTGATTTCGGTTACCTGCAGGATCTTGCCATAATCGATATGGAGCTTCGTTACACTTTTCTGCAGTTATCACTTGACATCGAGCATTTCACTAAGCTGGAACTTCTAAGAGAAATAGAGCTTCATAATGAGGACGGATACCAAATCGTATCTGACTACATGAATTTCCTGGATGAAGATCATAAAAAGCATCTGCAGCGAGAATTAGATCAAAATCGTGACAGTATTTATACCGGAGACATTTACAAGAAATACATCGCTGACCTGCCTGTCTGGGTTTTTCTTGAGCTCGTACCGTTTGGTACCATACTTTATTTCTACCGTTTCTGTGCCTATCGTTTCAAATCGAAAGATATGCAAAAGAATCTATTTGTACTCTTGCAGTGCAAAAACATTCGCAATGCTTGTGCTCACAGTGACTGTATTATTAACGATCTGCACAGAAATACCTCTCGGTATGGCACAAGCTACCTTATCACTCAAAAGCTCTCTAATATCCAGGGGCTAAACCGTAACATCCGTGCAAATCAAATGAGCAATGAGCGCGTTCAGGGTCTAATTTGCATTCTCTTTATGCATGATCAGATTGTCACAAGTGAAGGTGTACACCATAAGGCAGCCCAAAAGCTTCATACGCTTGTAGAACGTATGCTCAGGCATCCTGACTACTATGATACAAATTCACTGATATCATCTTCCTTCAATTTTTTGCGATTAGTTATTGACAACTGGTTTCCAATCGCCTAAGCTATAAGCACAAGAAAAAAGCAGTAATGCTTTTGCAAGGGCCTTATCGAGAGATCGGGCTCTATTTTTCTGCCCAGAGCTCCTACAGATACCGTCAAAGGTGCCTGCGGGAGTTTTTCTCATTTCACCCTGATCTTCCAACCCACCTGAATCACATTCACGTTTCGGATCAACGATGCATTCAACCTCTGGATAGCTGCCACGCTTGTTCCGTACTTTCTCGCGATTGCCGAAAGCGTATCGCCACGCTGCACGGTATAGTTGCTATGTCATAATTAAATATGTACAAAAGTTCCGGAATAAAAATGTACAAATGGTATCATCGTAAAAGCTGATAAAGGAGGCTTTTCGATGATTATCAAATCACCTGTTACAACGAATCTGAAAATTGAGAAACTGGAGGACTTATACAAGTTAAGACCATTTATGGAATCAGCCAATCTGAAAATTAATAAAAGCCAGATTGCCCGAGAACTGGACGTGGACAGAAGAACTGTTGATAAATATATCAATGGATTTCATAAGTCAGAGCATCGGGCATCGAGCAATTGTCTGACCCCTTACAAGGACATCATCCGAGAACTTCTTTCGGATGAAAACGAACAGATCTTTTATTACCGCCGCGTTCTTTGGCAGTATCTGTGCGATAACTATGGCTATCATGGCGCTTACAGCAACTTTTGCTATTACCTTTCCAGGGAACCGGAATTCGCCGCGTACTTTCGTAAAAGACTTCCGGCAAAATCAGAAGCCTATATCCGCTATGAGACACCGGCGGGAAAGCAGGCACAGCTGGACTGGAAGGAATCCTTAAGGCTTTTGACGACAGATCTCGGATGGGTTGAGGTGAACATCTTCGTCCTGATCCTATCCTTCTCCAGATACCGCGTTTACCGGATGGTACCGACAAAGTCACAGGATGTACTTTTCTTCTGCCTGGATGACGCGTTTACGGTGTTTGGCGGTGTGCCGGAAGAGATTGTGACGGATAACATGAAAACGGTCATGGATCAGCCAAGGACAAGAGGATCGAAAGGAAAAATAAATATTCGCTTCCAGCAGTTCGCCGATGATTATGGATTCCGAGTCCAGCCATGTATTGCCGCCACGCCAAAGACAAAAGGAAAAGTGGAATCGCCGATGCGGATTCTCGATGAACTCCGCGCATACAACGGTCGACTGACTTACCTTGGATTCGTGGAACTTCTGGCAAAGATCAACGACAGGGAAAACTCGAAAGTACACCCCGGGACCGGGAAGATTCCGCTGATGTATCTGAAAAAAGAAAGGGATTCCTTCAGCCCGTTACCACAGCAGACCATCCGGAATCCCTATCAGCTGGTCGATCATAAAGTCCGCATAGACAACGCCAGCCTCTTCCGCTATCGCGGAAAACAGTATTCCGTACCGCCGGAATACATTGGAAAAAGCGTTACCCTGCAGGTTTACGATGACTACATCCATGTGTATTGTAACATGAAACTCATCGCACTGCAGCCCTTGTCGGAAAAGAAGATCAACTATCAAGAGGACCATTACCGGGATCTCATCTGCAGGACGCATTCGTTTGCAGAAGAAAATATCGCAGCACGGGCAAAGGAAAATCTTAAGGCATTAGGAGCAGTGTATGAATAACAGCAGCATCTACAAACAGACGATACAGAACCTTGGAACACTCCGGCTGAACCAGATGAAACTTCATCTGGAAGAAGTCGCCGGAGATGTGGGAACAAAGAATCTTTCTTTTACGGAGGGACTCTTGAAACTAACGAATTATGAAGTAGACTTCAAGGAACAGTCTGCAGCGCAGAGTACGATTCATGCGGCGGCGTTTCCATTCGTAAAGACACTTTCGGATTTTGACTTCAGCTTCCAGCCTTCCGTGAGCGAAGCCCAGATGCAGGAATTCTGCATTCTTGGATTTATGGAGAAGGCGGAGAATATCGTCTTTCTCGGATCAAGCGGAGTCGGTAAGACCCATCTGGCAACATCCATCGGGATTGCTGCAGCAAAACACCATAACATTACCTATTTCATCAAATGCAGCGATCTTCTGCAGCAACTGAAAAAAGCAAAGCTGGAGAACCGTCTGGAAGCGAGGCTGAAGCATTTCAATCACTACAAACTTTTGATTATTGACGAGATCGGGTACCTTCCGATTGACAAGGAGGATTCCAACCTGTTTTTCCAATTGATCGATATGCGTTATGAGAAGAAAAGTACGATCCTGACGACGAATATCAATTTCGGAGATTGGGACAGCATTTTTTATGATGCAGTCGTTGCAGATGCAATCCTGAACCGTGTTCTACATCATTCCCATGTCATATCGATCACAGGAAAATCCTATCGGTTGAAGGACTTTGAACAGGAGGAACCATCACCGTAAACTGTACATTTTTATTTAGGATTTTTTGTACATTTTTACTTGACAGTTAACAGTATAGTAAACCGCCTGCGGTCTGCTCTGTACGTGAAGCAGCTCGTTTACCTTTGCCTGAACGGCTGCGTAGTCATATCCTGCGGATGCAATGCGGCTCTTTCGATCCGTTCCGTTACCCCACTTTCCAGCCAGAACCTCTCGGGCAAGTTCCTCCACCGACTTTCTCGGTGGCACGGGAGCACTCGGCTGAACCGGTGTGGCAGTCTGCGTATTTCCGCTCTGCTTCGTGAATCCGTTGAATCCGCCAGCCTTGATGATGGACGGAAAGTCCTGATAAGAAACATCCATATCCACCCTGCCGCTGATGCCGTTCACCTGTCCGGAAGACGAATACTGCCAGATTCCATAGGATCCACCATAGGTGCATTTGGCTGCATACTGTGCAACCCAATGGGTGAATGGCGTGAGCTTCGAATCATCCAGTCGGTCGCGGAATCCGGAATAGGTGGAACTGTAGATCCCGGCGTAATATCCAGCCGCTTCCATCGCCCTGCAGAATGCAATCGCTGCCTCAGTCGCACCAGCCTTTTCAGATGCAGGAGTCGCCTCAACATCGATATACACAGGGTACTCGAACTGCTTTCCATTGAGCTGTGCAAGGAAACGCTCTGCATCCGCTTTTCCATCTGCCGACGAAATGCATCCCGGACCTACGAAGTAATAGGCTCCGACTGCAATGCCATTATCCTTGGCTCCTTTACAGTTCTCCTCCCATCTGGGATCGGTATAAAAACCGGCATCGGATCCGCCTGCCTTGATGATTGCGAACTGAATGCCGGACGCTTTTACCTTTGTCCAGTCAATGGCTCCCTGCCAGTGACTGACATCAATACCTCGAAACTCACTCATGATCTTTCCCTCCTAACGAAAAAGCCCTCCGGGCTGTGACACCCGAAGAGTCATGTAGTTCCTTGTCCCTTTGACGGAAGGGACTGCCGAGATACGAGGATCACCTCCTCTCACTCCCCTGTCTTTGTGAGCTGCTTGTAGATCTGGTTCACACCAGTTGCTGCAAGGCCGGACACGATACCGACAGCCAGTGCATTGATGACATCCTTTGCCGGAAAATCCGGCATGAGATACAACCCGGCAATGCCGAGCACTGCACCGACGCATCCGCAGATCACCGGGATCAGCTCATCCTTTACAGCACCAGCTGCCTTGCAGCCGATACCGACGAGATAAGCAATCACCGTGATTGCTGCCACACTTGCGATTCCAAAGTCCATAGCGTCATTCCTCCTTCCATAGAAAAAGCCCCGGACAGGAGGTTTGTCCTGCACGAGGCTCTTTCACTATCTTTCTTTGCTGATTTTACAGTATCACATCTGCCACCTGGACATTTGCGGACATTTCCGGCACATTGAATTTTCACTTGGAAATTCTATCCTTGTCGGTTCTCTCTTCCACAAGAGGAAGATCCATACATTTCTTGTACAGAGACTCCCCGGTTCCGTTCCCACCAAGGGCCTTATAGGGCTTGTAAAGATATTCCAGATTACTGCGGTCCTCCATCGAACACCAGCCCCGGGCAAGGAAAAAGCTGCAGGCCTGATAGATCCGGTCATGCAGCAGTGCCATCATTCCTTCTTTGATTTCGTCATTCTCCTGCTTTCTCCGAAGCAGCGTCCGCCACAGCCATGTGATGACGGCAATGATCAGGGCAAAGAGCTCCTGAATCCAGTATTTCAAGATAAAGTCGATCAATGGAATCACCTCCTTTCACACCGCATCCGTCAGTGTGTATGTTACCTTCATTGACTGGGCGCTAGTCTTT